TGCTGTCTCTACTTTTAAGAATTCTGCATCTCAAATGCAACGCACTCTTAACGAGATTAAGCAATCTGCGCCGAAAGATGTTAGGCGAGCGGAGAAAAAATCGAAGATGGCTTCAGCCGTACGTGTTCTCAAAAATATGGTTACGTCTGAGCTTCCCGTCATCAAGAATGCTGAAAACTACATATGTGAACAGCAGCAAGCTCTTCCTCCTGCTAAGGCCTGCCGTGGGACCCATAGATTTTGTAATCTTGACGGTCAAGTGATAGGCCATTGTTTTGTTGCTCGTGGCATGGTTGACACAGTGATGCGAAAGTTCCTGTGTTTTAATGCCCACTACATTTCCAAACACCCCAATCTCATTGTAGACGGTCTTCTTCGCTTTAAGGTAATCCCTTGCGAAGGGGCGTCACCGGTTGATTTCGTCCTCTCTCCGAAAGAGTGGAAAAACTGGAACGATGAAGGATGGGATCTTTGCACGGTCCTTCTGAACTTGAAGTCCGAGGCTAATACCTTGGTTTCTTGGGCATTTGGCGCCTGCAATTGGTCTTCTGGCGAAGAAAAAGAATTCTATCTCGCCTCGCGGTACCTCGATTCTGAGACGCCGTATCCTCAAACAGTTCATGCCAGCCTCGATGGTAAGCGCCTCATGTATGAGGCCAGCAACTACGCTGGCATGTGTTCTTCTCCTCTAGTTTGGGGTGATAAAGTTTATGGAGGTCATGCCTCCGTTCTTCTTGATACCGAGTCCAGAAGCTGTAGAGCTTATGCGTTTACGCCTGAGCTTTTGCGCGCTATTGGCATTTGTGAGTACGCCTCTTGCGCTCCTGCGCTGGCGGAAGAAGTGATGCCTTTGGACCCGGCTCCCATTATGCGTGAGCTTGGAATGACTCTTGAACCATGTGATCACCCAGTCCTTGGGGAAATTGCCGATTTTCCGATTCACGCTGTGTATAAGACCGAGACTGTCTTTCCTCGTGCTGACATCCGCCCAGATCGCTACTTTTCGGAGTGGTGTGAACAGGCGAAAGATGACGACGAATTTCAATCTAATATCATAGAGAGGTCTCCGATGGCGCCTGTCGTGCGCAACAAAAGATCTTTCTTGAAACAAATGCAAGTTTCTTGTACTGTTGATCCTACATATCCTATGGGTATTCGCGAAGAGAAGACCGATCCTGATCTAGTCGAAGCCACCATGCTTACTCTCTTGAAAGAAGAGGGCCTTGATTGCTTTGGCGAAAAAACTCTTCAAGAAGTCGTCCACGGCAGCGACGAATCTCCAGGAATGGAGAAAGACACCGCTGTTGGGGCTGGCTTTAAGAAAGTTTATCGCAAGACTGAGACGTGGTTGGAAGAGGATCCCTCTACCTTCTACGAAGTTTGCGACTTGGACTACCGTTCTGTTGAGGTCGAAAGACCCGTCGCTTGGTTGATTCAAGGTTCGGACAAGTCTGAACTTCGCGATTTGACTCGCGTCATGGACGAGAAAACTCGCGTGATGTGTCCGGTTTCAAAGCCCGCTCATGTCACTGAAGCGCGTTTGCTTGGTCGTCTTATAGACGCAGTGACTCGCAAAGGGGCCGATGCTGGCTCCGATTCGCTCTTCACTGCTGGCCTGTCTATTTTTAGACTTGGTTGGCACAATATGATGACGTATTTGATTGGAAACGACCGAAGCGTCCCTCAATTCCTTCACGATTTGGATGTTCGTTGGTGGGACAAAGTTCACTCTTATCAGTGGACTTTCATGAACTATGTTCTTTGTTCGT